AATGACGCATTACATCAGCCATTGCAGTCATTGATTCGCATAAAACACCACGATCTCGAGCGTCGGAGTGAGCTACCAAATCGGCGATATCACGAAAAACTCGCCGATCCCCACAATATGGACGAAGTTTAATCAAAAGCGCATCAATATCGTTCCCATCAAATTCGCCCTTTTGTATTCTCTCGATAAGGCCATTAACTCTAACCTGATCTTTCAACGGTAATTTTGCCACGTTCTCTCACCCTTAATTCGACAGTGAGATATTGTAGCTTACGAATTGAACCTCCTGCGTTATCGCGTCTACGCAACCTGCAGGAACATAACGATTGCTGCTACGACAAGCATCGTCGCCGCGCGCATGCTAGCCGCTTTTGCAGGCATACGGTTGAGTGCTGGCTCTTAGGACACTCTTCAATCTTTAAAAAGGCTGTGCAGACGTCTGCACAGCCTCATGCGTCAAAACAAGCCAGCCGGCTCCTCGGCACGATCCCAGCTATAGATGATGACCTCGGACCGCTCAACCGAACGGCCGCCACCGCCGACGTTATAGGTGATCGGCACGGTATCCATCTGGAAGGCGGCGAAGATGCGCCGGATCTCCGGGTGGTCATTCAGGCTAATGATTGCTTTGCCCTTGAGCCGGGCCAACAGCTCGGCCATCTTCTCGTATTCCTGCAGCGGGAAGGCGACGCCGTAGCCTTCGGTCTCCCAGTACGGCGGATCGAGGTAGAACAGTGTATGTGGCCGGTCGTAGCGCTCCATCAGCTTGAACCAGTCCATGTTCTCGATGAACGCGCCGGATAGCCGCAAGTGCGCGGCCGACAGGTTCTCCTCGATACGCAGCAGGTTAACCGGTGGCGCCGTGGTCGCGGTGCCCCAGCTCTGGCCTTCGACCTTGCCGCCGAACGCGTGCTGCTGCAGGTAGAAGAACCGAACGGCCCGCTGGATGTCGGTCAACGTTTCCGGCGGCGTCTCCTGGTGCCACTTGAACACCTCACGGCTCGATAATGCGTACTTGAAGTGCCGCACAAACTCCTCGAGGTGATTTTGCACGACGCGGTAGAGCCGGACCAATTCGCCATTGATGTCGTTGATCACCTCGACCTCTGCCGGCGGACGCATGAAGTACAGCGCAGCGCCGCCGGCAAACACCTCGACGTAGCACTTATGCGAAGGGAACTGGGGAATGATGTGGCTGGCCAGGCGGCGCTTGCCACCGATCCAGGGAATGATTGGGTTTGCCATAAACTGAACCTTTTTTACCTTTTAGTAATGATGTGCTAGACTGCCGGCGCCTTCCGGAAGGTGGCAGTGCCTAGCTCGGTTCACTGGCTGCGTCAGTGGATTGAGGCCGGCCGCGGTTGTTAGCGCAACTGCGACCGGCGCTCTGTCTTTGTCTTGATTGATGGGTGTCACCCCATCCGATTAGCCCGGCGATACGGTACTGACATGAAGCCGCGTACCGATCTAACCACCGCCAGTCGTGTTGACCAGACCCTGATCCTGCTATCCGCCATTACATGGCTCGAGGCTTCCCTCATGCGTGCGCTCAGCGGGGTGCCGGAGGAAATAGCGGCTCGGGTATTGGTGTTGCCTGGTGCGCGGCGGGTAGCGGTGGAGGTGCCGATAGTGGTGCAATGACGCACTTGCCAGCGACCAGGCTGCAGATGTGCTCAAGGTCAGCTGCCGTAAGCACGTGGAACTCCAGATCAGGGCGCCGGCTCGTAGAAGCCATGGTTCCGGATCCACTCCTGCAGCGCGCCTACTTTGGCGCGGAGCCGCTCGGTTTCCCGGTCGGCGCCCTCGGCGAGGTCTCGAAGACCCCGCTCAATTTCTTCTGGTAGCTCAATGGTTTCGACGCCTCCGGCTGCATCAGCTCGGCCGGCGCCTGCGGCCTCTCCTGCTGAGGCAGGGCAATCACGCTGGGCGACTGGGACTGTGATGCGCAACCGCTGACGATCAGCAGCAGCACGCTCAGCAGCAATACGGTCATCGGCTTCACGGAGTTTCCTTTCGTAGTTAGTAATCGTTTTGCGGGTAGCGGCCAGGTCGCGCTGGCGGTCCGCCTCGTTCCTGGCGACGGCGGCCAACACCGCGGCCTTCTGGTCTTCCGCGCGCTTCAGCTTGTCGCGCTCCCAGTCGGCCTGGACGACGGCAGCACCGAAGTGGTGGCCAACCGCCGCAGCCAGTATCAGCAGGCCGACCGCCGCCAGGACGCCCGCGAGCAGCTGCTCGAGGCGACTCATGCGAGCACCTTGTCGGCCGCATCGGTACGTGCGAGCCGGTCCGCAAACCCGATGGCGTCGCCTACTTCGGCCGTTCGATGGCCGATGTTCACCAGGTCGGAGATCGCATCGAGATCGCCAGCATCGGCAAGAACGTTGCCGGCGATCTTGGTCCAGCACCATCCGGCCGATCGGCAAACGCCCTCAGGCGTGCGCAGCCATTCCCCGATTCGCTCGAACGGGATCCGGAAGTAGGTCGCGCACGCGCGTTGGTTATCGGCGCCAGTCAACTGGAACCCGCCAGCGCCGCGATGCCGCCAGCCGTCGCCGGATTCGGGCCCACGGTTGCCCATCCGGTTCGCGTAGACCGTGTTCGCGATTTTCTCAGGCTGACGCTGCAGGGCAAGGGCCTGGTCGTTCGGCACCTTGCGACCGCAGACCAAGACGTACTTGCCGGCGCCGTCCTTCTTGGCGAAGCGGCTGGGCCAGGTGTTGGCCAGGCCATCGGCCGAGTAGTTCAGGTTCTCGACCACGCAGTTCAGGTCGCCTGTTTCATGTGCCAGCTGGCCGAGGAACGCGGCCTGACGTGCCTTGGTGTCGATGCCGAATTCGGCCATCGCGTTGTTCAACCAAGGCAGGTACGTAACGGCCAGGACGCCGGCCTTTGGCATGATGTACTTCAGCTGCTGCAGGGTGATATTCACTTTTGGGGCTCCGGTGCGTATTTGTTGGAGAAAAACTGAAGCGCGCGCTCGATCGTCCAAGTGCCACCGAAGGCCGCGAGCATGATGGCGGCCGCCTTGTGCGACGTCGCGATGTCCCACGACTCGGCGCCGAAGAACATAAGCAGACCGGCCGCGTTCGAGGACAGCATGCGACTGGCTACGAACAGCCACAGGCGTTTAATCTCGCCGTTGGCCTCGTACTCATGCTTCATAGCGTGTAGCAGCGACGTAGCGCCCATCAAGGTCGACAGGATCACGGTCATGAGCACCGAGAGGATCGGGATCTGGGCCAACTGCTCCCCAAAAGCGATGGTGGCGGCATAAGCCGAAACCGGCCACAGCACGAGCAAAGTAACCTTGGAAACGATGAGCAGCTGCTTCTGTTCTTTTTTCATTGGGTTGCCTTGTTCTTGAAACGTTTGTGCACATCGGCGAAGGCCGAGACCGGAACGAACACCACATAGACCGCATAAAAGGGCAGGATCGCCCGAGGCAAGCCATACCTGACACAGGCCCACATCTGGACCGCAAAGCACCCAGCGATGGCCATGTTCACCAAGTGACGATCGCGCAGCGCGCGCGCGATCACGAACCGGTCCGGCAGCAGGTCATTCACGAACAGGTCGACAAAGCCCAGCACCGTGAAGATCGCCAGGCCGCCCATCGTCAGGTGCGTGAAGCGATCGGCATGGGCAACCAGGTAGATCAGCGACTCCGGCTGGGTCAGGCCGGTGTAGGCGTACAGGCCGGACACGGTAATGATGAAGAGGCGTAACAGGACCCCACACTCAAAAAGGCGCCTCACGTCGTGCCTCGCTTGGGGGCCAGCTGCCGCCAGTTGTGCACGACCACCCACGTGTACAGGGCCGCGATCAGCAGCAGCGCAAGCGGCTGTTCGAGGATGAAGACACCGGCAATCACCGCAACAGCGGCCTTCGCCAGCAGCAGTCCAGGCAGAACACCCAGCCGATCGATCAAAGCGCGGACGATGGGATTCAGCTCGCGACCGCCCGCGACAAGCACGCGCCAGGTCAGAGGCGTCAGTGACCTGCAGGGCCACTACCAGCACGAACAGATAGGGGGACAAAGATTGCATAACGACTCTCCTATTAGCGATTACTCGATCGGGTAGGTGATGGTTGCACTGACATAGTCCTGGTTTGCCCAGATGATCGGACTTAACGCATTGGCAAAGTTGCCAGGGGTCGCACCGAGCAGCAGTTCCATCGTGCTAGCCCCCGCATCGATCTTGCAGGTGCCGTTCAGGTAGTTGGCGCCGGAATCAAGCGCATATGCGCAGCCCACAGTCGGCTGTGAACCGACGGCATGTTTTAAGGGGATGCTGAAATGCCAAATACCTGATGCGAAATTCGTGTCGGCTGCTGCCTTCATGTACACGCTGCACGTGCAAAGCTTGCCCTGCACGGTATAGGTGCCGCCCAGCTGGCCTGCACCAATGTTCGGCACTCCGCCATTGGCCGTCCAGACAACCGTGTAGGACTGCGTGATTCGGCTGAAGGCGGAATAGTTCCTAAACGCCGATTCCTGAATGCTCAGTTCTTTGCCGCCAATGTTCGACAGCGCAATACCACCAGGCGACCTGACCCGTTCGATCTTGCTAGCACCGACGATTGGAGCGCAGTTCAATACAATGGCATCCTGCGCTGCCACGTTGCTCAGTACCATGTCGTGAATATGCAGCCCATAGACCGATTCCCCGGTCCAGTCTTCACCGGCACGCCCGAACAGGTTGAGGGACACGGCTAGAAGGTTCTGCAGCGACAAACCCACACCGTGCAGCTTCAGGCCGACCAAGCTATGTCCGCGGCCCGTCACCTTGTCGGCATTGCCGCTGCTGTCATACTTCCGAACGTAGAACAGGTTTTGGTTCCGGTCTGCCGGGCTGGGGGAAACATCAAACTGGACGTCGATGTTCGCGAAAGTACACGGCCCGGGATTTACGGTGTGCTGCTGAAAATCCATAGCAACCATCGCTTCGTCGAAATTCTGGTTGCCCGCCCCCGGATACCGGCCTTCGGACCTGTAGATAATGCGGATGTTCTCGGTCTTCGACGAGAAATCAGTGCTGCCGTAGCACTTGATCAGGATGTCCGAGAAGGGGCCACCCTGCTGGCTGTCGATTTCCACTTTGTGGTCGTGGACGTTGTACAGAAAGTAGGAGCGCCCGCTGTTACGAGCCCGAATATTGCCTTTTACGTTGTCCCCTGCGCCCTGGAAGTTAGCTGGGTAGTAGGTGCCGAACGTGCTGAAGTTCTTGAAGACGATCCCACGCACGCGATTGTTGTCCTCGCCTTCACCGACAATCTTTCCCTGAGCGACGAATCCAACACAACCGTACTCGCACTCGACGTTCTCGAACACGATGCTGCGCGCGCCTTGTCGGGCACGAAACCAGAAAATTCCGGCATCCGACTTCAGCACCTCGTACCCGGATTTGAGCCGCATGTTTTCGAACTTCACGCCCCAAGTGCCAGTAAGGTCGAACATGTACTGCGTTAAGGTCACTGGGCCAGTAATGATGCGAGCACCATTCATTTCGACCGTGACGCCGTAGCAGCCAGTGAGGTCGAAGATGCTGTCCAAATAGGCGCCACCGGTGGGCAAACAGTTGTAGTCGGCGCCAGGTGTAAAGCGCAAGCGGCCACCCTTTTGTGCCCTGAGCGCTGCCGCCGCTTTTTTGAAGGCAGCAGTGCAATCACGCCCGTCCGGGGCCGCACCGTAATCCTCGACGTCGATCACAGGTAGCAGTTTGTCCCGCACCGTGCGCAAGACAGCACCTGCACCAGTCTGCACGAAGCCGATTAGCAGCGAACCGAGCGTTGCACCCAAGTCTTCACGCGTCGCACCTTGATGGACCGAGACCTTGCCAGCTGCTAAATCGGCTGCAACCGTCGTCGCCACGTGATTTTGAAGGGCGACATATGCAATGCCTTGGCTCGTGTAGACATCCTTCATGGCGTATGCGGCGCCCGCCACAAATTCGCCTTTAGGGTTGAACGCCTTCAGTGAATAAATTGCGCCAAGCAAGGTCGATTTGATCCGGCCCAACCGATCGGTAGCCGTCAGCTTTTCGGAGGTAGCGACCTCTGCAATATGGTCAAGATCTTTTTTGCCATTATTCAAATCATCGATATTAAGAGCCGGCATTTCAATCCTTTGGTCAAAAAAAAAGGCGCCGAAGCGCCTTGTTTGTTACGTGATTTTTTATTTGCCTATACCGGCACTAATTAGAATTGCTCGTATGCCATTTGCTAAAGCAATCACTGAAGGGAGATCTACCGCTGCAGGTGGCAATGCAGTGCTCACGCTCTTGGCAAGACCGGCCAGCCCGCTACCGTCGCCTGCAAACGATGTTGCCCGCAACTGGCCGCTCGTCGGGTTGAACGAAAGTTTTGAACTCGATACGTACTGCTTAACACCGCTTCCAATTTCCTTTACCCAAGGCAAATAGACGGTAGCGTTGGTCGCTACATCGTTCTCTATTGAGACTACGCCAGTGAGACGAATAACGACACCATCGTACCCCTTGCTATACAGTGTGAAGTCCTTCAAATTGAGGGCAAGTCCGCCCACAATCACCTCTGCCGGAAGCGGCATTTTGCCCGCGATAACGCTGTGGGGAATTTGTACCTGATCGACCATAGCCTCGTATTTCAATTAATGATTTCAGACTTGGTGGGAACCGGAGCATAGTCGGCCGAATAATAGTCGTCCGAGTAGTTGATGCCCCTTACCGTGACATACTGTGCATCTGACAAATCCACCTCCTGAACAAGGTACGCTTGAGCACTGCGCGCGCTGTCAGGCCCAAAACTGAAGATCGTCCGGATGCCCTCAGGTCCATAACTCGTCACGATTTCCTCGTTGGGCAAAGCCTGCAGCACTATCTGGTTCGGCTCAGCACCTGCCTTGCAGGCGATGCTCTGCAGAGAGCCATCCCGACGCATTAGCACGATGCTGTGCGGCTGACCTGGCGTAAAAACAACCTCTCGGCTCAGCGTCAGCGTAAGCCCATCCTGTCCGAGGACCTCGCCGTCATACGACTTGAACCGCGTGTTGTCGACGATGTCGACCCTTGCATTAGGCAATATCGAACGCGCGTCTGTCGTGGTAATCGTTTCAATCGTGATCCGCTGCCCGAGCAACTTTCGGTACTCCCGGCCGGCTCGGAACCAAGCCTGGGCGAACGAACGAATACCTGCGATCTCGAACTTCTTCGCCTTTGTGTGCGAACCATCCAGCGGCAGCGTGATCGTTTCAGACTGCCCGCTATCCGGGTCAGAGTAGACAAACTCGACCCCGTCATACTCGGCATCCGACGCGAACTTGCGGGTGATGGTCTCCGACTTCGGCTTCTTGTTCCGGTGCGTGAACAGCGCCGTGCTGCTCTCCTGCAGGCGATCGAACGCCAGCCGAATCTTCCCGTTTTGCCGGTACGCGATACAGAAGCCGGCATTGGCGATCATCACCACCGTCTCCTCGAAGCTGATGTTGTCCGAATCGAAGGTGTAGTTGAATTGTCCACATTCAGGGTTCCACGCATCCAAGGCTTGCTGCACGCCCCAGATCTGCTGCAAGTCCACCTCGCTTGCCAGGTCGCGCCGGCCGATCTTCGGGTCTCCCGCCACGGCGGCGATGATGTCGACCAGCCGCGAGGTCGCGGCGATCGTACCCGACACATGCCGACCATCGCCATCGAACGCGCCGGAGAGCGACACGCCGTCATAGATGGGCAGCCTGCGCGACGCCAGGCAGTTCAACTGGCGCGACTTCACGGCCGTCGCGCGCGCGGTGGCCTGTGTGATCGTGTGCACGGTCGTCTTGTTCCCGAACTCGCTCTTGGCGATCGGAGACACGCTATACAGATCTGCCCACTTGATCTCGTCGACTACTGTTCCTTTGAAGTCGAAGTCGAACGGCGTCGAGCGGAACATACGAACGCGAGCAGGCCCTGTCCAAGCCGTAGCGTGCTCAATCGTCTCGGCGCGCTCGTCCTGCACCGCTCCCGACAGCGAGTCGGTCACCGTCTCGACAATGCCCGTGGGTGACAGATCGGCACGCAGCTGCTCGATTTCGATGGTGAAGTTCACGGCCGTGATCAGCTTGCCGTTGTCGTCCTTGAACATGCCGTTCTGGGCGATCACGTTGCACCACACCTCGGTGCGGTCCGGCGCCGGCAGCGTAACCCAGTCAGTGATGTGGGTTGCGCCGGCGATGGTGATCGTGCTGGCCACTTCCTTCGCGGCCGGCCAGCTCGAGGTCGTGAGCACGATCTCGCCATCCCCGACTGCAGCGACTGTGTATGTCCCGGAGTAATTGTATGGGCCGCCGGTAACAGTCTCGCCGACCCTCGAGCCGTCATAGTCGAGCCCTACGAACGTGGTCGAATTGAACCCGGCCATGTCGACCGTGATCTTGTCGCCTGGCTCGAGGACCGAATTGAAGTTCGGCTTCTTGTCGACCTGCGTGATCTTGTCACCGCCCGGTGCCGGCGTAAACTTGTAGTTTGCTCCGGCAGGCAACTGCACCTGGTTGATCGCCTTCAGAGTGATCCCGTCGACCTCGATCGCACGCCTGACGGTCGCGATACCGTCGATGATCGGCGCGCCGATCTGCAGCACCGGCGCACTGTTGTTCGGCGATGTGAACGGGTCGTAGAAGGCCGCACTGGCGCCGTCGATGTCGGCGATCAACGTGTCGCCGTCCCTCACCTCGTTGATGTCATAGTAGCCGCGGCCGACGCAGTAGTAGCCGTATTCGAACTTCTGGTGTGCGATGTACTTGTTATAGGTCGGCATCATCAGCGACGGGATCGACTTCACCGTGCCGTAGATGTCTTCCACACGCTCGAGCACCCGCACTTTGTTCTCGCGGTTGCCCAGGCCATTATTCGGGCTCTGCTGCGTCCTGTTGACGTTTCCGGGCATAGCCGGTTTCGGCATCAGGACAACGGCGGCCACTGCGATAACCGCCATGACAATTGCGATCACGGCATAGTACTGCCCACCTGGACTTTGCAATACCACGTATTCATCGCAGTCGCATGCGAGGATCGCCGAGGCATCGCGGCTGATCTCATTTGCGGCGCAGGGTTCCCCCTTGAAGATCTGGACGGTGACATTGGGCACGCTCCCGTAGTAATCCAGCAGCCACTGCGCCAGGCTGTCGACCTCGAATAACTGGGGCGCCGCCGGAGCGAACGGCGAATCGTATAAGCGGATCCGAGTCATGTCGCCCTCGCCCAGAACTCGATTACAGCGTAGGTGTCGCCGATGACCGACATCTCTTCGTAGCGGTTCCCCGCATCGAGCGCGTGTAGCACCCGGCCCTGGTAAAACACGCCGCAGTGGTGCAGGCCCATTGTCGCCGTTTTCCCCATCAACACGATGCAGTAGTCGACTGGAGCCAAGATCTGCGCAAAGCCCTCAGGCGACTTGTGGAGCGCGATGCGGAAGGCGCTGGCGATCGCGCGGATTGATGCATTGATGGTCTTGTATTCCGAGACCGGCTGGGCCAACTCGGAATTGTAGACGTCTGCAACGAGCTGCCAGCACGGCGGCGAATCATACTGCCTGGCCAAATAGGCATTTACATCCATTACAGGAATCCTCTCAGCATTGGTATGCCCTTCGGGGCGTACAGTTCGCCCGTCCTTGTCATGTTCAGGCGCGGGGATACTGCGCTGATGGCGGCAGCGCCGATGGCATAGGAAACGCTCTCGGCCTGCAGCACGGCAGTGGCCTGGGCCGTCGTCAGGTCGTCGCTCAGGTACTCCCGGTACACGATCCGGATTTTCTCGGTCGTGTTGACCGGGATCCGGTCCAGCTGTTCACGGAACTCGTCCTCGATGTCGATCAGATCGATCCTGATGTCGAACCGCTGGTCGAGGTGACCTTCGTTTCCGGCCAGCTTGATCTCGATGTTGCAGACCTCCATGTCGACCAGTACGCCGTCGACGACCGTCTGCCCGGCATAGGGCTCACGCCACAGGTGGTACGTCCTGCTCATCGCAGAGTGGCTGATCTGCAGGGTCTGGATCGGCCAGCTAGCCTGCGGCGCCGACGCGAGAAACGTTCGCAGCCGCCTTTCAAGATCAAGGCTCATGTGAAGTCCAATGCGTTGGTGTCGACCAGGGCGAAGGTCGCCAGACGTCCTAGCAGCCCGTTCACGCCGGCGCCGTATGTGTTGTACAGGTCGACCATGGAGACGGCATCCGCCGCAGTCATCTCGTAGACCTTGTTCTCGGCCTCGACGACGAAGGACACTACGATCGCGATGCCGCCCGTACGCGCGGCGGAATACGACCCGGGCATGATGTTCACCGAATGCAACTCGGTACCGAAGCCGGAGTCAAGCCGCATGTCGAACGTGACGGCGCCCTTCTTGATGATGTGGTGGTAGAAGGCTGTCCACACCGAGAACTTGAGCGCGTCCAGGATCAGCGTGACCTGGTAGCGTTGTAGTCCGCGGTCCCAGTCCAGACCATAGCGCGCGGCGCCGCCGGCGACCTCGGTCCGTAGGACGCCGCCCGGGTCGTCCATCGAATACGCGGCAACGGTCGGCGTGAAGCCGTTCGGCAGTACAGGGTTCGGCATCAGCGGCTCCTCGGCACAGAGTAGTTACGGTTCATTGCACGCGACGTGCGGCTGTTCGGGTCAGCCAGCGAGGACGCCATTGTGTTGACTGCCTCCTCAATGATGAGCGCGCGCTCGGTGGCCGAGATCCGCTGCTCGGTGACGTTCCCGATCGGGGTCCGGGTGTTGTTCACGATTGTCAACTTCATCTCGCCACCACCTCCGCCGATCTTGTCGTTCGGAATGATTGTGCCGTGGGTCGGCGGGCGGAATATCTCCGGGCCCTTCTCGCCGACCAGGAACGCGCCGCCGTCCCAAACTGGGCCACCTTTCTCGCGCTTGCCAGCAATCGCAGTACCGGCAACGACACCGGCCGCTGCATACCCAAGACCCCGAGTGATTGCCGCATAGGTGGCTCCAGTCGCGATACCGGCCGCCAGGATTGCCGGCCCGGCCGGGCCAGACACTGCGGCTGTTGCGCCTGCAGCGGCAATCATGCCGGCCTGGGCCGCTGCGGCTGCGACTTCGGTGTTCACGATGATGGTCGCCACCTGGATCGCCTTCTGGGCGTAGAACATCGCCTTACCCAGTGCCGTCTGCTCCAACCCTGCGGCCTGGAGCGCGTCATACAACTGGCCTGCGGAGGACTCGGCAATGCCGAGAATATTCTGGGCGGCCGAGAGCTGCATGTTCGCCATCGTCTCATTGTGTCGCCGGTTTTCCTCTTCGATCAGGCGGTTACCTTCGATCGTGTTTTCCAGCGACAGCGCCTGGAACGACTTCAAGTCTTTCAGCCGATTTTCGTGCAGCTGCCGCTCGGCCTCAGCCGGCGTCTGCAGCTGCTGGGCGACTTGGTTTCCAAAGCCCTGTGTTTGCAGCTTGTTGACGCGCTCCGCGTGATCGGCCGCATCCTTACGGTACTGCGCGATCGACGCCTCGGTGATCGTCCCCTTTTCCTTCGCCTGCCGGATCTTCTCTTCGATGTCCAGCTCGAGGCGTCGGGCCTCCGTCAGCTTTGCGACCTCGAGCGCCGACTTGCCATACAAGTCGTTATTGAATTTGAGCTGTTCCTCGGCCTGGCCCTGTTCGCGGTTCCAGTCGCGCATGGTCTTGTTGAGACCTGACTGGGCGGCGCCCATGCTCAGCGTCTGCATCTCCAAGGCCCGGGACGCATCGGTCCGGGCCTTGTCGCGCAATGCGACTTTCTCGTTGATCTGGTTCGCAAGTTCGGCCCTCTCAGACTCCTTGCCGGCCGCTGCCTTGGCCTTCTGCAGCGCGGCGATCTCGGCGTCGTATGCGCGCACGGCAGCATCCCGCGCCTGCTCGATCGCGGCGATTTTGTACTGTGCAAACGTCTGCACATCCACGATTTCCTGGCTGCGCAGTTCCTGCATGAACTGGTCTTGGAACGACGCCGTGTCGCGTTCCTTTGCATACGCCGCCTCAATGGCCTTTAGTTGGCCATCCAGCAGCGTCTTTGTCGGGTCATCGCCGCTGCCGCGGATCTTCGGTGCTCGCGGCTTCGGCTTGTTGGCGTCCGGGTCTTCGGCAGGCTTCTCCGCTGGCTTGGGCGTCCGGTCCAGCACCTTCTTGATGAACTCGTCGTGTTCCTTGCGCGCTTTCTCGGCGTCAGCCTTCATGGCTTCGCTGATCACATTGAAGCCCTTGAAGTCCGCGTGCGCGAGCGCGGCCAACTGTGCGGCGATACCGCCGATTTCGGTGCCCACTGCCTTGAACGTGAAGCCCACCTCGGACCCCACGACAACGAACGTCTCGAGGACAGTGCGAACAACCTCGCCCGCCAGGGAAAACTTGTCCGAGTTTTCAGCGGCACTCAGCATCTCGTCGGCCACGGTCTGCAGGACCGGCAACACGGCGGATGCCATCGCGTTGTAGAAGCCTTTTTGCTGGATGGTCAGCTTACCCATCGTATCGTTGAAGTTGTCGGCCGCGCTGGCCAGCTCCTCCGTCGCGCCGCTATATTGCTTCGCGTATTCGATGTTCTCTCGCAGCGCCTTGCCGCCGTCGTTCAGCAGCGGGATCATGTCGGCGCCGGCGTCCTCGAAGATGCGCAGCGCGATCGCGGTTTTCTCCGGCCCGTCCGCATATTGGCTAAACTTATCAGCCAGGTCGCCCATCAGGACATCGGCTGTCTTGAGCTGGCCGGAGGCGTCCTTGACGGAGATGCCGAGTTTGACGAAAGGCTCCATCAGGTCGCGGTTACCGCGCGACGCTTCAGCGACCGTCTTGTTCAGCTTGGTGGCGCCGGCCGCGATGCTCTCCAGGCTACCGCCAGCTTGGCCAGCAGCGAACCCGAGCCCGTTCAACGTCTCGACCGCGACGCCGGTTTTCTGCGACATATCGCGCAGCTCGTCGGCCGCGTCGATCGTACCCTTGATCAGCTCAGCAAAAGCACCGACCGTCAGGCCGACGCCCAACGCCTCAAGCGCGGTCTTGCCCAGCTCGACGGCGCCCTCGATGCGCTTCATTGCCTTCTCGGTGTCTTCGCTGGACTTTTTCATATCGCCGACGAACTTCGAGACGTTCGCTTCCAGCGTAACGATGAGGGAGCCGAGATTTGCCATTCTGTCTTCCAAAAGAAAAGAGCCCGCCAACGGCGAGCTCTCTGTTGTTCACGATGGCGCGCGTCCTGCGCGCAGCGCTTTTACTACTGCTGCGGTTGACCAACTGCAGTGGTCGCGCTGTTGAGGTTCATGTCGGACGTGGTGTACGACACGAGCTTCCTGCTTTTGTCGAAGTTCAACACTACCGAATTGGCCTTCATGTCCCCGCTGGCGGCAAAGGCCTTGTATTGCGCGAACGAATAAACGAGCACCCGCTCACCTTCCGATGTCGCGCTCGACATGGTAGGCGCTCCGAGCGCCCGGATGACGTCCGCGTCGGTCGTAACGCCCTTCTGGAAACTCGACAGCTGGGACTGCTGTACCTGCACGCCACTCGTTGTCGTGCAGCCAACCGCCACTATCGCTAGAACGCACGCAAAAATCGCTGCCTTCATCATCCCTCCCTTAAATGTTGACGGGAGGAATGATGCCACAAACTATTTTGGAGGCAGCCCAAACAGCGCCGCGCGCAGCAGATTCGACTGAGCCACAGGGTCGTCCAGCAGAACCGGTGCCACGTCCTCTACCGCCTGGTCCTCGCGGCGCCAGAAGATGAAGTCCTCAGCCGTGTACTGTTCCGGCCGGGACTTACTGTCGCGGTTGATGTTCGCCAGGAGCGCCGCTGCAGTCCCGTGCCGCAGGTCGGCGATGATGTCGCCGAACGGCTCGAGCTCGTAGAAGGCCATCCACTCGGTGAACTCCGTCGAGCTGATCTGCAGTTGCGCCTGGTGGACGCTCATGCCCAGCTCCTTCGCTAGGCGGAACCAGAATCTCCGCTCTGGCCGCTCGCGGAGTTTTTTGCGGCGTCCTCGACTGCGTTCGCGCCGAGGCCGTTCAGGCGCATGGCGACGGCGGCCGGCGCATCCAGCGAAGCCGCGCTCTTGGCCTGCAGGGCCTCGACGTCTTCCATCGTGAAGAGCCGGGCGCCGCTCTCGTCGATACAGCTGGCCGCGAGCAGGGCCGCTGAGAACTTGCCCACCGGGACCGTGTCACCTGCAGTTGCGAGCGCTGCGCGGAACTCATCGCGCTCGATGCCGTTCATGACGCGCACGCGCACAGTGCCGCCCCACTGTGGCACCGGAACGTCCTCGTGCTTCAGGTCTGCGGCGCCGAGGATTGCCGATTTCGAGAGGAGGCGCATGGTCAGCTCCACACCACAGGGCCACTGATCTTGGTATCGACCTTGCCCTTCAGCAGGGCATTGACGCCGCCGGAACTGGGGATCGACTTGACCAGGGCCTTGAAGCTGGCGACGGTGGCGTCCGGCAGCGACAGCTTCATGTCGACCACGGCGCCGCTGGTACGCGCAGCGCGCAGGGCGATCTGCCCGTTGTCGGCCGCCAGCACCTTGATCTCGAAGCCGAACTTTCCTTCGTCGCGCAGGCCGCTGATGTACTCCATTGCCTGGCTGTCCAGGTCCGTCGAGTCGATGTCGGATGCGGCGCCGTCGAAGCCGTCGAACGACAGCAGGCCGTTGATCTTGGTGTAGGCTTTCGGCGTCGCCGTGCCGCCAACACCGAACACGAGGCCGGCTGTGTTGACGTCCAGCAGGGCGAAGGTATCGGCCGTCGCGTTCGCGACGACGTGCTCGCCGCCGTTCAGGGCCGCCATCGTGCCGCCGATCCCGGCGAGCTTGAGGACGGTGCCATTGGTAAAGCCGTGGCCTACGCTGGTGAAGACTGCCGGGAAGCCAACGGTGATGGCGGTGATGTTTTTCACCGCGCCGTTGCCGGTGCCAATCTCCAGCGTGCTGCCTTGTGCGGAAATTCCGGACATGTAATTCCTCCAAAAAATGAAGCCGCTTACGCGGTATGGTTGAAGCTAAGGGCTCACGCGCTGAGGCTGAGCCGGGATGTGGTGTAGTGGAGCCTGTAGCGGACGGTGACCATGCATGCATTGCCGTCCGCGCCCGCGAACACGGGAGCATTCGTCCCGGCCTCCTCGACCAGGTAGAGGCCCGGGGCATGGAAGCCCATGATTACCGGGTGGGCGACCTCCATGACCTCGTCCGCCTCCCGATCCGGTTCGTCGCCTCGCGAGACGACGCTGAACAGGATCTCGCACTGCCGCTCGGTGTCGTCGCCCAGGCTGTTCTCGAGGTCTTCGGCGCCGCGGTGGACGATCACCATCGGGCTCTCGTCCCGGCCGAACGCCACGGACATCGAGCGGGTCACGCCGGCCGGGAACGCCGGCGTCGCCGCGAGTAAGGCCATCAGTCCTTGGATGTAGCTCTCGCGCCGGGTCATGGCTTCACGACCTCCAGCGAGGCGACGTAGAACGTACCGTCACCCTTCGCCTCGGGCTTCAGCCTGACCTTGTAGTCCGCGCCGTCGATCCGCACGACGTCGCCGCGCTGCAGGGCGACGTCGGCAGCCTGGTACTCGATGCTGTAGTCGGTGCTGTGCACCATCCCGTCGAGCACCACCTGGTCAGGACGTTTGAAGCCGACATCGAACGCCACCGCGACGCCGTTGGGTGGTTGGTAGACAGCTACGTCCACCATCCCGGCCGCCTTGAAAGCCGGCCAGAACACAGAAGCATCGAATCCCATAAGCGCCCTTAGGCGATGACCGCGTCGAGCTTGATGGTCGCGGTAGCGTCACCGTTGGCTTTCGCCACGACCGCCACTCCGACGCGGGTATTGCCTGCGGCCGTGATCGTCAGGCGCTTGTTCACCGCGTCCCAGTACAAGATCGCGCCCTGAGCGGCGACATCGGCCGCCAGGGCAGGAAGTTGGAACACGCCGTCGACAGCGAATTCGCCAGAGGCACCGGCAGCGACGTTCGTCACCGCGACGCCGAAAATCTTGCCGACCAGCAAACCATCGCCGGCGTTGACGGCAGCGGCGGCCGTCAGCGTGAGGACCATGCCGTTTTGAACAAAGTTTTTCATGTGATTCCTTTGAAATGGAGGACTTCAGAAAACGGACCGGCCAGCATCAGCTGGCCAGCATTCGAGCGAACTGCGCTTACGCGCCGGCGTTCTTGTACATGCCGCGCCAGTCGATCGCTTTGGCGCCAAATACATGGCGGGCCTTGATCTGCAGGCCGTCGACCTCGAAGCCCTGACGGGTCTCGGTGAACAAGCCCTGCTCGCCTTCCAGGTATGCGTATTCGATCGTATCGACCAACGCCGGCGTCGCGGACAGGTGCCAGCTGTTACCGAGGATGCGCGGGTCGACCACGACTTCCAGGCTGGTGTTGTAGTTCGGGTTGATGTCGCCGGCCTTCGCGGCCACGAACGACGCCGAGGTGTACTTGTTCGCCTCGGACTCCTTGTCCGGGCCGACGATCAGGAACGACGGGGTGAGGTTCAGCACGCGGCCCTTCAGACCGATCTGTTTGCGCATGGCAGCACGTCCGGCGCCGAGCGTGACGTCGTTGATGGCGGTCGCAGCGCCGGCCAAGTTACCGTGCGCAGCATCGAACAACGCAACGCCGTCCGCCATCAGGCCGGCGCCGGTCAGGATGCCGTACACGATATCGCCCTCGATCGCTGCCGCTTCGGCTGCCAGAGCGAGCGGGATGCGGTCGAAAGCGCCCAGGTCGTCATTGATGATCGTCTCCCAGGTCAGCGCTACGATGCCACCCCACTTGCCCAGCGAGTACTTTTCGGCCGAATCGCCGAAGGAGATCATCTTGTATTCGCCGCCTTCCTTGACCTGCTTGAACGCGGACGATTCCGAGAGCTGGGTGCGCGCCACTTCGCGGAAGTCGGGGGCCGTCGACTCGCGGGCCCAGCCGGTGAAGGTGCGCGCCTGGATCTCGTAGGCCGCGCGCAGCGTGCGATTCACGGTGCTGGCCAGGATCGACGGGAAGTCGCTGGTCGAGCCCATGCCGGCGCGGCCCTGCATGTCGCGGTCCAGGTTCAGGGCCATAACCGCGATCTCGCGGCGCGACAAGCCGCGCGCGCTGCCGCCGGCTGCCTCGATCGACTCGCGCGCCATGTCCATCAGGGTCATGCCACGGTACTGGCGGGCGGCTTCCACGCGGCGAGCGTCGCTGCGGAAACCCGCGTTGGGGTTCGCGCGCAGCGCGATCGCGTCGCTGATCGCGGTACGGCGCATCTCGGTCTCGTCGCTGATGGTACGGATATCAGCCGCGCTGCGCGTCGCCGTCGCGGCATCGCGTTTGGCCTTCTCGCGCAGCACCGCCATGCCGGCGTCCGACACGGTCATGTCAGAGCGACCGATCAGCTGATCGGCGAAGGCCGCATCCAGGCCACCGAGCGTGACAGCTTCACGGATACCGGCTTGACGCTCGGCTTCGGCGCGGGCGCCTTCGGCACGTGCCTGGTCCAGCGCGCGCTGGTCGATCTGCGGGGCGGCCGGGTTCGGTGCCGCCGGGTTGGTGTTGGACATCGAGTTTTCCTTTCGGGTTGTGGTGCCGGCGGCTGCCGGCGGGTGGTTGGAATCGATACTGCGGGTGGTGAACTTGCACGGACTCAGGCGCCCCTCGGGCATCTTCGGCGGGGGCTGATCGATGCTGCGAACGCCGGCGTCGGCGTCGGCACCGATCGGAACGAGCGACACCTCGCTCGGCTCCCAGTCGACCGCCAAGTACGTCCAGGCGTCGCCCGGATTGGTCGGCGGGATGCGCTCGAAGGCGTTCACCGTGTAGCCGACCGACACGTTGCCGATGATCTTGTCGACCACGTCCTGGTAATACGGCTCCACCTCGGCGCGCTTGGAGAATTCGGCTGAGGCCACGCCCTGTCCCTCCTGCAGCTCCGCCGTGCGGATCACGCCAAGGATGCTGCTGAGGTCCCAGCGGCTGTGCGTGTTGAGCAGCGGCGCCCGACCGGACTGCAGCCGGCCCATGCGCACGTGCTCGGGGTCCATACTCAGGACTTCGTTGTAGTAGCGCTCGTTGTACCAGTCGTAGCGCAGGACACCGGTGCCAGTGCTCCACACCAGGTCGACCATGCGGGTGTCGGCATTACCTAGCGTGATCGTTGCCTCGCGCGACATCAGCGGCATCTGTAAGATTTGCTGCGGTTCTTCAGGTTGCGGCATTGCTTACCTCAAAAAAATGCCCCGCGAGGCGCAAGCCTGCGGGGCTGGTGGATGAAAGCGACTTCAGTCGGCGCCGATGATCTTCGCCGTCGTTGCTGCGTCGAGCAGCTTGGAGGACACCGCGGCGTCCGAATCGACGACAATGCCCAGCTTCTGGAGAGCCCCGCGCTCGGCGGCAATCTCCGCACGCACTTGGTCGGGGTCGTCGCCGGCCTCCCGAATCGAGCTCGACAGCGACTTCAAGCCGCCGCGAATCGCTTCCTTCTCTGCCATCACGTCCTTGAGCGGGTCCACCCATTGCAGCTTCGGCATGTTCCAGATGAACGCCTGGACAGGCTTCTTCGTCTTCCCGGCCAGCAACGCCACCTGTTGGAAGCGCCTCGCGATCGGCGCCAGCACCATCGGCTTCAGCGCGAGCCACTGCTCGGCCTTGACCATCTGGCGGAACTCCACCAGGCCGGCCCGATAACTGCTGTAGTTAAAGCTCGACAGGTCGCCGGTCATCTGCGAATACATGACGCCGGCGCCGGCCGCGATCGCCTGCAGCTGCGTCCGGGTGTACTCGCCATACCCGCCGCTGGACGACGGGCTGCCGAAGTCGACGCTGTCGGCGTTGGACAGGTACTTGATCATGCCCGGCGCGACCTTCTCGTTCACCGGGCCTTTCGCCGTCGTGCTTGTGCCGCCCAGCCGTGCGTTCGGATCATCGGTCCGGACGAAGGCAACGAAGCAGGCCTCGATCTTCTTCCGGACCAGCTCGGCCTGCTCGTAGTCGTCCAGGTCGCGCATCCGCAGCAGGGACACCGCCAGCTCCGGCATGCCGCGCACCTGCGTTGGCCGACGCTTGCGGTAATAGTGCAGGATCTCGGAGGCCGGCACCCGCTTGCTCTCCAGCGAATTCAGCCGGTAGATTGCGATCTCGCCCGGGTGAATCGGGTACAGCCAATACGCGACGCGCTGGCCGAGCAGGTTGTACTCGACGCCGGTAATCGCATAGTTGCCGTTCGCGAGTGGACCGTTCTTGGTGTTGTCAATGTGGTCGGGTTCGAGCACCTGCAGCTGCAAGGGAACCGCGAGCCCGTCCTCCGGCAGCCTCTGGCGAAACCGGATGATGACCTCGCCGCTCTCGCGGCGGGTGCGGTGGGCGAGTTCGATCAGGCCGGCGAAGTCCAGCTGGCCATCCGCGTCGCAGTACTCGCACCAGTCGTTCCACAACTCCTGGTCGGGAGCCTTCGCAGTGATGCCGTCGCCGACCGTGTTGGACACCAAGCTGTCGAGCGCGCGCGTGGCGTACTCGTTATTGCGGACCACGTCGCGGCAGCGATTCCGCACCCGGGTCAGCGCCGGACCGATCTCGACGTTAGCACTGCCGCTGCCGGCCACCCAGCCGCTTGTCCGCCGCCCTACCTTGGCCGCGTCGTAGCCGCGTACGTGCTCGAGCGCCAAGCGCGCTTGCGCACGCCGGACGCCCGCCAGCGGGTTGAAGAAGCTGACCATCTCATCGATCAGGTTCATATCAGTCCCTGCTGAAGGAAGCCAGCGAAGCCGGCCCGCGGTTGGAAAGCGGCGACGTGCTCAGCTGGCCAGTCGAAATCAATTCCGAGCGCACCAAGTCGCGCGCCTTCATGAGCTCGCCGATGCTGCGGTAGGTAATGCTCTTGCCGTCATAGTTGACCGACAGCTGGCCGGATGCGATCGCGGCGTCCAGCGCGTTAAGTTGAGAGAGTGTGAACATAGTCAATCCAGCCAGTTGTCGGTGCCCGAAAGCCAGTCGCTTTCGAGCGGTTGTTCGGTTGATGCCGGAGCTGCAGCGGGCGGCAGTTCAGGCATGGGAGTGGGCGCCGGTTCAGCAGGCGCTACAGGCGATGCTTCAACCGTTACCGGCGCGGTCGGTGCAGGCTCATCCGGGCTCGGCAGGGGTTGCCTGAACAGGTCACCATTGACCGGCTCGACCGCGCTCTCCAGCTGCGCCCAGTCGGCATCGCGCATCGTGTCGAGGCGAAGCAGTGGGTGATACGCCGCTGCGAAGCCGTACACGAACAGGTCGATAACTTCGTTTCGCCGCCCCGGCAGCTTGCGCCATTGCGACTTAGCGGCGTCGTAGACCTCGGCTGTCAACTGCTCGAAGTACTCATCCGTCAGGCCTGCCGGGAACCGAATGAAGCGGTCCTCGGGGACGGATTCCTCATCGGACGCGATGTAATTGAACAGCAGCGATTTAGCCGTGTCCGTTCCCACATGCCACAGCTGCACTCCACCTTTGATGGTCCGGCCCTTGTGGTTCACGTCCATCGTGACCGGCCGCCCGATGATGGGTTTGCCGGCCGTCGATGCGCCCTTCACCGCGAACACGCCGGCATGGCGGTACAGCCTGGCGTAGTGGTAGACCTCATGGGTATGGTGGCCACCCGAGTCGATTGCACACGTCTGCACACGCATCGGGACGCCGAAGCTGTTTACCAGGGGACGCTCGCGCACCGCGGTCAGGCGGGTCCACACATCGTCTTTGGCCGGGTCGCCGTCGATGATGTTGTAGTCGATGACCCAGTGCTTCTTGTTACGGCCAAAGCCCAGGATCTTGTACTCCAGGCGGTTGCCCTGCACGTCAACCGACATAACCAAGGCGAGACAGCCCTTGGGGATCGTGCGCAACTCGAATGTCTCGCGACGCTTCGCGATCTCGGCGCCCTTCACCTGGCCGCTCAAGTCTTCCCAGCACTCGGCCAGCTCGTTGTTGATGAAGGCCTTCAGTGCTACCGGGTCCTTCTGCGCCGCGATCCAGTCGCCTGCCAGCTCGGCCCACGGGCGCCATCCGAGCGGCGCATACAGCGACGGCAGGTGGAAGCTGGCCACGCCGGGCTCGCCCTTGGCGGTCGGCTGCCAATACGCGCCCTCATAGCCGCGCGTCTTCCATTCAGCTTCGGTGCTGAGCACGCCGCAGTCGTTGCAGAGGTAGCGGACCTTATCGGGCTCGCCCTCCGGCCACTTCATCTGCGACCAGGTGAAGAACTGGCGCGTGCCACAGCACGGGCAGGCAACCATGTACTTCTGCTGGTCGCCCCGTAAATAGTTGCGGTCGATCGGGGAGGCGCCTACGATCGTCGGCGTGCTGTTGCCGAAGATCCGCGCCTTGCGGCCGAAGTTACTGGTCCGCTTCTTGGCCAGCGTCTCCGGGCTGCCCTGGTTGCCGATGTCGCCGGCGTACTCGTCCATCTCCTCGAGCAGCACGTAGCGCATCGTCGAGGACTTCAGGCCGCCAGGCCGGTTCGCACCGATCAGCTGCATGAAGCCGCCGGGGAACTTCTTGCGGCGCTTCGTGTTGTCGGATCCCTTGACGTTCGCGTCACGGATCCGCTTCTTCAGTTCTCCCGTCGAAAGCCGCATCGGCTCGAAGCGGGACAACTCCCATTTCTCCGCGTCCTCCAGGGTCGCGAACACGGCCAGGATGTTGCCGGCAGCAGAGGTGATCGCGTGACCGATGAAGTTCTCGCCCAGGGCGGAGCCGCCGAGCTGGTGGCCCTTCTTGAGGTAGACCTCACGATACGGGCTGTCCGGCGACAGCGCGTCCATGATACCGATGAGGTACGGGGTCCGACTGTTGCGCCAGGGCCCGGGTTCCGGCGTGTCTGGCGGCAGCACGCGGTAGGTCTCTGCCCACTCTGCGATCGGGATGCGGCTGTCGGGCCGGATCGCTTCTGTGATCGAGCGGATGAAGTCGTCGACGGCACCCATCTAGTCGTCCTGTTCCTGCAGTAGTTTGCCGATGTCGATGCTGGCCAGCGCCGCCGCAAGGGCGGACTCTACCAGGCGCTCGCAGGCGTGCGGATCGTTGAGCGCGGCTAGCTGGTCCTTCAAGCGCGCCGGCACGTTGAGGACTGAATCGCGGATGCCGCGGAATGTGGTCGACGCGATGCGCTTCGCGTCCTCGACCGGGATCAGTTCGCCGGCCAGTTGCTCGTACTCGAGCTTCTGTTTCAGCGCGCTGTACTTCTCGCGGTCAGCGCGGTGCGTGCGGTATTCGCGAGTCGTCGCATCTCCCTCCCCCTCGGCGGGTTCATCGTCGACCAGGTCGCCGTCGCCCCGGGCGCCAGCGTTGCGAACAGCAGCCGGCGGCGCGGGGCGCCTTTCGGACTCCGTGATGCTGACGATGCTGCGCTGGATCTCTCCGCTGTTGCGCCAGTCGCGGTCGGCCTGGTCAGAGTCGATCTTCTTGCCTTCCTGGACTTTGATGTGGCCGGCCTCGATCGCCTTCTGCACCGCGCGCAGCGTAACGCCCGCGTGCCGCGAGTACTCGCGATATCCCATCAAAGCCATGTGACTACCCTTATGCTGACTACTGACTACCGGGTGACTACCCCTTCAAAAGTTTGTGACGACACGAATGTCGTGGCTCGAATTACCCGTCAACCGACACCCCCGGGAAGGACCCTGGAAAAATGGGGCGAAGCCCCCTAGGGCGCGGGCGCCCGCAGGCCTCGACCGACCCTGGCTGGCGGGGCGACCCGGTCGGCAGGCATGGCGGCAGACCGACCGCCTACTTCCGCGGGATCGCCGCCCTCTGCAGCGCGTAGTCCATCGCGGACTTGAACTCGCCGACGAAGCGGGCGCGCGCG